AAGAATGTTAGGTACGTTTCCCGTAGATGATCCCCAGGCCCTGCGCAATCCCCGTAAAGACACTACATATGTAACGTCTGGTGTAAATGCAAATGGTAATTTGTCTGGTGGTTCGAGAGACATCCAATGGGGCTGGGCACCCGTAGGCGGGGCTAGGTTTTTTGATTCAGATTTAACGCCGAACTACTTGATAGCGACAACGTTTGTCGGTACAGTAACGGTATCTTAAGGAGCTTAAAATGGCATACACACGATCAGCAGATGGCATTGCTAAAAAGGGTAAAACCGAAGGCAAAAACCTTGGCAATAGTGGCCCAACCGCTGGCATGATGCACGGTGGTAAAGGCGCTGGTAAAGGTAAAACTAACTCAGACATGAAGACTATGGGTCGTAACTTGGCAAAGATTGCCGCACAGAAACGAGGTTAATCATGGCTACATTTAGCAAAAAGATGATGGGTAAAGAAGTTGGCGATGCTAAAGTCTACGCTACACCACACACCATGACTGGTAAAGTGGTGACGGCTTCTACGAATCCTGGAAGCGGCCCTGATCATAGTGATGCCAATACAGTCAACATGTCTATTGGTAACGTTAACCGCCGCCCACAACCGGCAGCTAAAACGTCTGGTATCAAAGTACGTGGTACAGGCGCGGCTACTAAAGGTTTGATGGCTCGCGGCCCAATGGCTTGAGAAACACATGAACTACAACGAGCTTGTCGTGGCAGTAAGTGATTACTGCGAGAACTCTTTCCCAACTGTGGATATGAATATTTTCATTAAGCAGGCGGAGCAGCGCATCTACAACACCGCGCAGCCAGCAAATTTGCGAAAGAACATGACAGGCACTTTGTCAACCAATAACAAGTACTTGTCAGCTCCGGGCGACTTTTTGTCTACGTATTCACTGGCAGTGGTGGATGCGGCTGGTGACTACAAATATTTGCTGAACAAAGATGTCAACTTCATTCGTGAAGCGTATCCCAGTTCATCTGCTACGGGCTTGCCAAAGCACTACGCCATCTTCGGGCCGTCCACGTTAGATTCTACAGAGTTGTCGTTTATTCTTGGCCCTACACCGAATTCAAATTACACGGTTGAGTTGCATTTCTACTACTACCCTGAGTCCATTGTGACTGCTGGTACGTCGTGGCTAGGTGATAACTTTGATTCTGTATTGCTGTACGGGACAATCTGTGAAGCTTACACCTACATGAAGGGTGAGGCTGATATGGTCAAGCTGGCGCAGGATCGCTACGTTCAGGCTATTGCTCTGTATAAAAACTTGGCAGACGGCAAACAACGGATGGATGCATACCGAGATGGCCAGCTTAGGATTGCTGTTTCATGAGTTACATCCTACAAACCCAGACCACCAGCTTCAAAACGGAGTTGTATACGGGCGTTCACAATTTGTCTACAAACACATTGAAGATTGCTCTGTTTACCGCCAGCGCTGATTTAAACGAAGCGACGACCGTGTACGACTCAACCAATGAAGTTAGCGGTGGTGGTTATGTGGCGGGCGGTGTAACTTTGACTGGTGTGACCATTAACTCATCTGGGTATACCGCTTATGTGGATTTTGCGGATGTTGTGTTTAACGCCTCGGTGACGGCTCGTTGTGCGTTGATTTACAACTTTACCCAAGGTAATAAATCTATCGCCGTGTTGGACTTTGGGTCTGACAAAACTTCTACTAACTTTACAATCACTATGCCCGCGAACACAGCGACATCGGCGTTGATTCGTAGTTCTAATTAAAGGTTTCTATGTCACACGAAAAAGTTACAGGTAAAGATGTTGTGGCCGCAGGGCTGGTGTGTGGCACACGTTCGGGCGAGTCTGCAATGGCTTTAGGCCGCTTCACGATGGAGTGTGTGGGCGCGGATGGTCAGGTTAAGTGGACTGCAACAGAGCACAACTTGGTGGTCAACACAGGTCTTCAGTACATGGCAGGCAGTGCTCTGACTTCAGTTACACAGATCACAACTTGGTACTTAGGTTTGTACGGGGCGGGTGCTTCTAATACACCGGCGGCTGGGGATACGGCAGCCTCTCACGCAGGCTGGACAGAGATTACGCCTTACAGTAACGGTGTACGTCCTACATGCTCGTTTGCTACGGCAACAACAGCTAACCCCTCGGTGGCTACAAACTCGGCTTCTGTGGCGGCGTTTAACATCAATGCAACTGCTACTGTAGGCGGGGCGTTCTTGATTAGCGATGACACAAAGGGCGGGACAACGGGCACACTGTTTTCTGCCGCTGATTTCCAATCACCCGGCGACCGGACGGTTGTATCTGGCGACACACTGAACATTACATACACACTTAGCTTGGCAGGTTAAATATGGCGCTTGTCCTTGCCGACCGTGTTAGGGAGACGACAACTACCGCAGGCACAGGGACAATCACCCTGCTTGGAGCGGTACCCAGTTGCCAGAGCTTCGCCGTTATAGGTAACGGAAACACCACGTACTACACCATTGTTGCCTATACGGGCACTGAGTATGAGGTGGGCATTGGCACATATACAGCCAGCGGGGCTTTACTGTCGCGGGATACAGTGTTGGCATCTAGCAATGGTGGATCGCTGGTTAACTTTTCCATAGGCACTAAAGATGTATTTGTTGACTACCCCGCAGGTCGGGCTGTTTATGAGAACGAGACAGGCAATGTAGATGGCTACCCCATCACAGGCGGCACGATTAACAACACAGTCATTGGCGGCACAACCCCTGCGGCTGGTACGTTCACTACGCTGACTGCTACTGGGCAGACTTCTTTAGGTGGTGTGGCAGGTAGTGAATCTTTTCGTGTTACTACACCAATTTCTGCTCCTAACGCTTATGTAAAAGTATTTGGCTCTCCTTTTGGTTTTGGTTACTTATCAACAGACGGCTCTGCAACTTCTTCTGGTCTTTTGTTTTCTTCAAAAGGTGGCGCAGAGGTTTCAACCTATACCAACGCATTTGGACAAAAACAATTTTCAGTAACTCACACAACATCAGCGGTAAATAACTTACAAGTTACAGGAGCCGCCACTGGTTCTGGCCCTGTTCTATCAGCGCAAGGCTCAGACACAAACATAGACATTAACTACACTACCAAGGGTACTGGGTCGCATAAATTTAATACAGGCACTGGTGAAATGGTGCGTGTTGCTGATTCATCAGGCACTGGTTTTGTTCAGTTGAGTGGTGGAACTACCCCCTACATTGTTGCTCAAGGTAGTACAAACGCAAATCTTTCGCTTGGTTCAAATGGTACAGGCACTATCTTTGTTAGAACTAATGGTGGTGGTACTACACAGGCCGCTATATCCCACACCGCCTCTGCTGTTAACTATGTACAAGTAACGGGGGCAACTACAACTACTAATCCAGTTATTACAGGTCAAGGTAGCGATAGTGAAGTTGGTTTAGATTTGGGGATTAGAACTGGCGGTTTTAACTTTATTCGACAACGCATTGGCTCAACAGGAATTATTGATTTATCTTTAAATGCGGCAGGTTCACCAGCATTAAAAACAAGCATAACTTCTAGCCAAGTAAATTACCATCAACTAACAGGGTCTGCTACAGGCTCTGGCCCTATTCATTCTGTTGCAGGCTCAGACACCAACATAGACCTAAACCTGACCCCAAAAGGAACAGGCAGTGTCATCAACAACGTCAATGGCGGTACATTTTCTATTGCCAGAGATTCTGCTAGTAACGCAATTAAACTAACAGCACCCAACCAAAACTTGTATGTTCAATCATCAGGTGGTGGCGTAATTCTTTTTAATACATCTGATGGCACAACACTTAATCAGATGCGTATTACAAGCACGGCATCTGTAGTTAATTATTTAAATGTTACTGGTGGTGCTACAGGTGTTGCGCCTGTCGTTTCTGCTCTTGGCTCAGACACCAACATCCCATTAGTCCTACAACCAAAAGGTACTGGCGCACTCCAAGCCCAACAGACAGACTCTACTGCTACTGGTGGTAATGCCCGCGGTGTTAATGCTGTTGATTGGCAGACATTAAGGGCAAGTGCAAGTTCTGTTGCAAGCGGTGCTTATTCTGTAGTTGGTGGCGGGTATAACAATAGTGCTAGTGGATTTACTGCAAACATTGCTGGCGGGTATGCAAACACATCAAATAACTTTACATCATTTGTCGGTGGTGGACAGTCAAATACAGCCAGTAATCAAGGCGCATCTATAAGTGGTGGCGCATCAAATACGGCATCAAATTGGATGTCTGCTTTAGTTGGTGGATATGGAAATACTGCCGCTGGTGCTTTTAATTTTATTGGTGGCGGTCAAGCAAATAGTGGAACAGCACTAGCCGCAGTAACCACGCAATCAGGCACAATGAACGCAACAACTGCGGTCACATTGTCAGGGTCAAATGCAAGCATTAAAGTTGGTCAGTACATCACGGGAACTTCCATTGCCACTAACACTTACGTTGCCGCAGTTTCAGGAACAAGCCTAACCCTATCCCAAGTAGCAAGCGGTTCATCAACATCAACCCTATCCTTTTTTACACCACACGGTGTAGTAGTAGGCGGTGGTAACAATCAGGCAACTGGAAGTTACAGTTTCATCGGGGGCGGAGGCAATGCAGGCACTGCGTCACAAAGAAATGTTGCCTCTGGTGATTGGAGTTTTATTGGTGGTGGCATTAACGGTTTAGCAAGTGGACAATACGCATTTGTTGGTGGTGGCTCTGGTTCTATTGCAAGTGGTACATACTCTGTAGTATCTGGCGGTGTTAATAATCAGGCTACAAGCTTTGGTGCAACGTCTATTGGTGGTTATAACAACATTGCAAATAGTGCCTACAGTGCAACTCTTGGGGGTAACTTTGCCTCTACACGAGGCATAGAAGGTATTTCTGTTTTTGGTTCACAAACACCTTTGGGTGGAACTCTTGCATTAGCTCAATCAAGTTTGCTTGTTTTAGCGGTTCAAACAACAGACGCTACAGCTACTGTATTGCGTTCAAACGCATCTGCCGCCAGCACAAACAACCAGATTATCCTACCCAACAACTCTGCCTATGCGTTCAAAGGCTCTGTCATTGCTAACGTAACAGGTGCGGCTAATGGTGCTTCTTGGTCTTTTGAAGGTGCAATCATGCGAGGTGCTAATGCGGCATCGACTGTGCTGATTGGAACACCCGCAATTAACCGAGTGGCGGCAACAGCAGGGGCTACTGCGTGGGTTATCGCTTTAACTGCTGACACTACGAATGGTGGTCTTGCGGTAACGGTAACAGGTGCGGCATCTACAACTATACGCTGGGTATGCAAGGCGGAAACGACGGAAACGACGTTCTAATGAATACCCCAAGAGTTAAATCACCAAACGCACATCTACTGGATAACCCAGAATGGTTGCGTTCGGAATATTTTGATAAAAACAAATCACTTTTAAATATTTGTGAAAGCATCCCATGCGCCAAACTTACTGTCTTAAGGCGGTTTAAAAAGTATGGCATAGAAACTAAACCAAAATATGTGACATACAGTGATGTTGTTTATCCAGACCGCAAAGGTGAAAGCAGTCCTACATGGAAAGGTGGCAACAATAAGTGCATTGATTGCAATAAATTGTTAGGAAGTAGAAATGCTACACGCTGTGTTCAATGTCGTGGTAAATCTAATCGAGGTGAAAACAATGCTTGTTGGAAGCCTAAAGAATTGCACAACACAGTATTGAATAACCGAATCCGCCATTCCGCTGATGCCAAAGATTGGCGTAATGCAGTCTTTGTGCGTGATGGCTATATGTGTAAAATTTGTGGTGAAAACACAAGAACTTTAGCGGCTCATCATTTGGATGCCTTTGAGATTTTCCCCGAAAAGCGGTTTGATGTAGATAATGGCGTTACTTTGTGTGGTGTGCATCACACGCAGTTTCATAGACTGTTTGGGTTTGGTAAAAATACTGCTGAGCAATTTCAAGAATATGTCGAGCAAATGACTGTAGAACTGGTTTACTAATATGACAATCAATCTTGACCAATATACAAACACGCTGAATGTTACAGACACAGCAAGTAATGCTGACTTAAACCTGACTTCTAAAAGTGCGGGTGTTGTTAATTTAAACACTGGTAATGGCACTGCGGTTAGAGTTGCCGATTTTAGCGCAACAACAATTGCTGGTCTTGGTATTTTTGCTGGAAGTTCTGGGCAAAACTCACTTTACATGACACCATACGGGTCTGGTGCTGCCTCAAATTTAATCCTTATGTCTAAAGGCACAGGTAACTTATTTTTAGGTACAAACTCAAATAACAATTCTAATTTAAATATTCAAGCCAACATTTCCCACACAGCATCCGCAGTCAATTACGTTCAGGTAACAGGCGGTGCTACAGGTTCAGGGCCAACGATAAGCGCACAGGGAAGTGATACAAATATTAGTTTTAACATTGCAAATAAAGGTACAGGTTCAACGACTGTAACGGGTAATAGTGGGACACACTTTCGTGTGCGTACTGATATTGGTAGTGCTACTAATTATTGGGAAGCATTTGGCTCTACAAGTTTTCCCATATTGCGTTCAACGCATACAAGTGGTGCAATTCAAATATCTAGTGGGTCATTATTCGTTCAAACAGATACATCAGGTGCAACACAACTTACTGTAGCCCACACAGCCTCTGCTGTTAACTATATACAAGTTTCTGGGTCGGTAACTAGTAGTGCGCCATACTTGTTAGCTAATGGTTCGGATACAAACGTGCCGCTTGTGATTTCATCAAAAGGGTCTAGTTCAATCCTTTTTAAAACTGCTGGCACAACTCCAACACAAATGGAAGTATCCCACACAGCCTCTGCTGTTAACTATGTACAAGTAACGGGAAGCATTACTGGTTCACCTGTAGCAATTTCTGCTCAAGGTTCTGACTCTAATATTAGAATGAATTTGTTTTCCAAAGGAACACTC